CATGACTGGCGCTTTTGGGCGCGCCCCAAGCAGTTGCCGCCGCCGGGCGACTGGTATTGCTGGCTGGTTGTCGCTGGCCGCGGCTTTGGCAAGACCCGCTTGGGCGTGGAATGGGTGCGCAGCCGCATCGAAGGCACGACACCGCTTGCCGCTGCCGCCAGCGCGCCTGCACGCGTCGCCTTGATCGCCGATACGCTGGCCGATGGCCGTGCAGTGATGATCGACGGCGAGTCGGGTTTTCTGGCCTGCGCGCCAGCCGACAAGCGGCCGCATTACGAAGCGTCGCGCCGGCGCCTGGTTTGGCCCAACGGCGCGCAGGCAATTTTATATTCGGCGGAGGAGCCCGATCAATTGCGCGGGCCGCAGCATCATTTGGCCTGGGCCGATGAATTGGCGAAATGGCGCTATGGCGAGGAAAACTGGTCGAATCTGATCCTGGGCTTGCGCTTGGGCGAGCGTCCGCAGATCGTGGCGACGACGACGCCGCGGCCGATCGCGCTGTTGCGCCAGATCATGGCCGAGCCCGGCACGGTGGTGACGCGCGGTGGCACATTCGAAAACCGCGCCAATCTTCCTGCGCGATTCCTTGATCAAATCGCCAGCCGCTATGGCGGCACGCGACTGGGCCGCCAGGAAATCGACGGCGAGATTCTCGAAACGGTCGCTGGCGCGCTGTGGCGCAGCGCCATGATCGATCCTTACCGCATCCGGCACGTCGATGCGCTGGAACGCATCGTCGTTGCTGTTGATCCGCCAGTGACTGCGCATCAACGCTCGGACGCGTGCGGCATCATTGCCGCCGGGCGCATGCACGATGGCCATTATGTAGTGCTGGCCGACCATACAATCGAGCGCGCAAGCCCGCATCAATGGGCGACGCAGGCGCTGGAGCTCTATCGCGCGCTGCAAGCCGACCGTCTGGTCGCCGAAGTCAATAATGGCGGTGATCTGGTCGAGACGCTGGTACGCGGGCTGGAGCCCGATCTGTCCTACCGCGCGGTGCGGGCCAGCCGCGGCAAGCTGGCGCGCGCGGAACCGGTTGCCGCTCTTTACGAGCGCGGCCTCGTGCACCACGCAGGCACGTTCATCGAGCTTGAAGACCAGATGCTGAACTATGTGCCAGGCAATCCCGGCAGTCCCGACCGGCTGGATGCGCTGGTTTGGGCGCTGACGGATCTGGCGCTGGGCGGTGCGGATGGGGCGCCGCCGCGCATTCGGCCCCTGTCGGGGGCCTGAGGTGACAAAGACAAAATCGCCAACGGAAAATTGCCGACGATATGCCGCATGCCGGCGGTTCTTCCCCGCCGCCGGCACGCCGGCGCGGCGCAGCGCTGTGCCAGGGCCCGTTTCCCCGCCCTTGCCCGCCGGGCCCCGGCCCGCTGCGCCGCAAAGCTTGGGGGACGCAGAACCATTCGGAAAGGACGATCATGGCGTTGTTTCAGCGCGTAAGGCGGCGCTTTGGCGGCCGCGACCGGTCGGCGCCGGACGCCAAGGCCAGCGCCGTTGCCGGCCTTGCCGGCCATGGCCGGGAAAGCGCCTTTTTAGCGGTGCCCGCGGCGCGCTGGTCGGGGCGCGGCTATGAAGCGCTGGTGCGCGCGGGTTTCGAGCAAAATCCCGTGGTCCAGCGCAGCGTGCGTATCATTGCCGAAAGCGCGGCGACGGTACGCTGGGTGGTGGCGCGCGACGGCGTCAAGCTTGAGGCGCATCCGCTCATCGAATTGCTGCGCCGTCCCAATCCGCAGCAGGGCGGGCCCGAGCTGATCGAAGCGGCGATGGCGTTTCTGGCGCTGGCCGGCAATACCTTCATCGAGCGGGTCGACGGCGCCGACGGCACGCCGGCCGAGCTTTATGTCCTGAGGCCCGAGCGCATGCGCATCGTGCCGGGTGCCGCCGGCTGGCCGGCGCGCTATGAGTATCGAGTGGGCGCGCGCCGCCACGATTTCACCGTCGATCCGCTGAGCGGGCGCTCGCCGATCTTGCACTTGCGGGCCTTTCACCCGCTTGACGACCATTATGGCCTTGGCGCGCTGCAAGCGGCGGCGCGCGGCATCGATTTGCACAACGCCGTCGACGGCTGGAACAAGGCGTTGATCGACAATGCGGCGCGTCCGTCCGGCGCCTTGGTGTTCGAGCCGCGCGACGGCCAAGCCAGCGCCTTGAGCGAGGAACAGTTCGCGCGTCTCAAGAGCGAAATGGAGGAAAGTTTCCAGGGGGCGCGCAATGCCGGCCGGCCGCTGCTGCTGGAAGGCGGTTTAAAATGGCAGCAAATGGCGTTTTCCCCAGCCGACATGAATCATGGCGAGACCAAGCATGGCGCGGCGCGCGATATCGCCTTGGCCTTCGGGGTGCCGCCGATGTTGCTGGGCATTCCCGGCGACAACACCTATTCCAACTATCAAGAAGCCAATCGCGCGCTTTGGCGCCTGACCTTACTGCCGCTGCTGTGCAAATTGTCGGCGGCGCTGAACACCTGGCTGGTGCCGGCTTATGCGACGCCTGGCCTTGGCCTCGACTTCGACCGCGATGCTATCCCCGCGCTTGCCTTCGAGCGCGAGCGGCAATGGAGCCAAGTCAATAACGCCAGCTTCCTCAGCGATAGCGAAAAGCGTGCGCTGTTGGGCTTGCCGGCGCGTCCGCCGGCGGCGGGGCTGGAAGATCGTTAAGCCTTGTGCCATGCTGGGACGCAGCGGCGGTGTCCGGTGCCGGAATTCTTGACAGCTTTCGGCGGCGGCGTCGCGTCGGCCTTGCCAATGCATCGGCAAATACCTGGCCATGGGCGGCTTTCGCGCAATTGGCACTGGAATTGCTGGGCATGAGACAAGGCATGGCGAACAACAAACGCATAACGCACGAAAAACGCATAACGGGCGACAACGGTGCGACGGAGGAAGCGCGATGGCAGCGATGGGTCTTCTGGCAATCAAGATGTCGGCGGCGGCGGTGGCGTTGGGCGGCCTGCTGACGCAGGCGACTCCCTTGCCCGCGCCGGCAAGTGCCGCGCCGGCGCACCATTCCGTGGCGGCGCAGCCACAAGAGGGCGTGCTGCATTATTTGATCGAAGTGGACGACGCACCGGCGCCGGACATTGTTTTGCAATGGTGCTGAGCATCCGTCACCACTGATTTCCCACGCGACGGATCGAAACTGGCAAGCGGGTGTTGCGGCACCCGCTTTTTTCTTGAGCAATGACGCCATCCCATCATCCCGACAGCGAGGCGCTGGCCTTGCTCGTCGAGCGCTCGCTTGGCCAAAGCGGCAACGCGCTGGCGCTGCGCGCCTTGGTCGAGGAAGCCAGTGAAGTGGGCGCCAGCCGGGCACTGGCGCGCCTTGGCCTGGCGGACGCCGGCGCCGGCGGCGACATTCACGAACTGCGGCAACTGCTGTTGGCCTGGCGCGATATGCGCCGCGTCGTGCGCCGCGCCGTCATCGGCTGGATCGTGAAGTTGCTGGCGACCGCATTGCTGATCGGCCTTTTGGTCGAGCTTAAGATCGGCCGCCTGTTCGGTATCGACAGCCAATAAGTTCGGCAAACGAAATGAGGAGAATTGCCGCCGTGTCCAGTCAGCTTTTGCCGACATGCGATGTCAAGGCGCTTGCCCAGGACGGCGCGTTCGAGGGCTATGCCAGCGTGTTCGACCGTCTGGACGACGGCCGCGACATGGTTGCCCACGGCGCCTTCCGCGCCAGCATCGGGCGGCGCGGGGCCTCCGGCATCAAGCTGTTGTGGCAGCATGACCCGCGCGATCCCATCGGCATTATCGAGGAGATCGGCGAAGACAGCGTCGGCTTGCGGGTCGCCGGCCGCCTGCTGCTGGATTTGTCGCGTGCCCGCGATGCCTATCGGCTGATGCAGGCCGGGGCATTGGACGGCCTGTCCATCGGCTATCGCGTCAAGCGCGCGGAAGTCGACGCCAAGACCGGCGTGCGGCGCTTGCTCGAACTCGATCTTTGGGAAGTGTCGCTGGTTACCTTTCCGATGCAGGCGGCGGCGCGCCTCATTCGTCTGAAGGCGGCGCCGCGCCAAAGCATTCGTGCCTTCGAAGCCTTCCTGCGGGATGCAGGCGGCTTTTCCCGCCGTGAAGCCAAGGCGCTTGCCGCGCAGGGCTTTGCGGCGCTCAACGCCCCGCGGGACGCGGTGCTTCGCCCCACGGACCATTGGGCCGGTGTCGCGGCATCGCTTGCCCGCGCGCGTGCCCAGCTACCATAGGAGAATCCCAATCATGAGCCATGAACACGACAACGCCACCGCCTATGAAATCAAGGCGGCGGTGGACGACCTTGCTCGCGCTTTCGAGGACCATAAGGAAACCCATGCGCAATTGGAGGCGTCGCAGGATCCGCTGCTTGAAGAAAAGCTGCAGCGCATCGATGACGAGCTGGGCGCTTTGCAGCGCCGGCTTGACCAGCTTGCGCGCGCGGCGGCACGCCCGGCTTTGGCCGGCACGGCCAAGACGCAGGACGCCGGCGCCGAGGCGGAGCACAAAAGCGCCTTTTACGACCGCTATATCCGCAAGGGCCTGGAACGCGATCTCGCCGGCTTCGAGGCCAAGGCGCTGAATATCGGCGTCGACGCCGAAGGCGGCTTTGCGGTGCCCGAATCCCTGGACCGCGAGGTCGACCGGCTGCTGACCGACATTTCGCCCATCCGCACCGTCGCCAAGGTGGTCGAGATCGGCAGCGCCAACTACAAAAAGCTGGTGACGGTCGCTGGCACGGCGTCGGGCTGGGTCGGCGAGACCGGCGCGCGGCCCGAAACCGCCAGCCCGCAATTTGCCGAGGTGGCGCCGCCGCTGGGCGAGATCTATGCAAATCCCGCCGCCACCCAGGCGATGCTGGACGATGGTTTCTTCGACGTCGAGGCATGGCTTGCCGAGGAGCTGGCGATCGAGTTCGGCGCCAAGGAAGGTGCTGCTTTCGTCAATGGCGACGGCATCAACAAGCCGAAGGGATTTTTGACCTATCCGACCGCAGCGACCGGCGACGGCGTGCGGCCCTTCGGTACCATCGAGCATGTGGCGACCGGCGTTGCCGGCGGCTTTCCCGCCAGCAATCCCGCCGACAAGCTTGTCGATCTGGTGCATGCCTTGCGCCCGGCCTATCGGCAAGGCGCCGTGTTCGTCATGAACACCAACACCGTTGCAGCCATCCGCAAGTTCAAGGACGCCGACGGCAACTATCTCTGGCGGCCGGGCCTGAGCGAGGCGGCAAGCGCTTCCCTGCTTGGCTATCCGGTCGTCGAAGCCGAGGACATGCCCGACATCGGCGCCGACAGCCTGTCGGTCGCGTTCGGCAATTTCAGCCGCGGCTACACGGTAACCGACCGCCTTGCCACGCGCATTTTGCGCGACCCGTTCTCCAACAAGCCGTTCGTGCATTTCTATGCAACCAAGCGTGTCGGCGGCGGCGTCGTCAATTCGCAGGCAATCAAGTTCCTGAAGTTCGCCTTGTCCTAATCCCGATGCGCGGCGGCGGCGGTGCCGCCGCCGCCCCATGCACCCGAAAGGAGTGAAAACATGGCCAAGACGGTCCACAATGACGTGCTTGATGCCGCCTTCAACGTCGTCAAGAACAGTTGCGACAAGATCACGCTGCTCACCGGCCAGCCAGCGACCTTCGCGGACGCCAACACGGGCGTGCTGGTGCTGGCCTCGATCACCATGGCACCGGCGGATTTCACGTTGGCCGATGGCGACGTGTCCGGCCGTAAGCTGACGGTGGCGGAGAAGGCGGGCACGGGATCTGCGTCCGGCACGGCGGCGGTGCTGGCCATGCTCGATACCGTGGGCAGCCGCATTCTCTATACCACCGACGGCAATTTCACGGTCACCAACGCGCAAGCCTTCACCTTGCAGTCCTTCAAGGCGGAAATCGCCGATCCCGCTTAATCGACACTGTTTCGGCTGGGAGTCACGACCCCAAGTCGATCAGGCGTTGGCCGCAAAGGGTCTGAGTTACCGCGATGGCAGCACCAGCCTACATTTCCGGCTCGATCGCGTGGAAGGTCTGGGGCTCGACAGGCTCAACCTCGACGCTGACCTTATCCGCCTATGCCGTTCCAGCCGGCACCGACAAGCTGCTTGTCGTCATCAGCCATTCAGAAGACAGCGGCATTGGTGATGTAGCCGGCGGCGCCACCTTCGGCGGCACGGCCATGACCGAGCGGGCGCGGATACAAACAAATAGCGATAAAAACGCATTGGTCTTGTACACGCATCCGCTGGGGGCGACGACGCCGACGGGCGATATCGTCGTCACCTCGGCGGGCGCCGGCATCCGCGACTGGCGCATTGGTGCGATCGTCATTTCCGGCGCCGATCAATCGGCGGCGCCCATCTCCGCGACCGCGTTGGGGCTGACCTATAATATCACCACGACCAGCGTCGATAATTTGTTGATCACGGCATATGGCTCGTCATCGACAGGCGCCATTACCGCCGATCCCGCCGACACATTGATTGACACCAGCATCGGTGGCGGCGATCCGACCGAGGCTGCGGTGGCCTATCGCGTGGCCGCGACCGCCCAAGCCTATTC